GATTTCTACAGCATTATGTACAAACATATTATATCCTCATTATTTAATCTTATAGTGTATTATACACCATATTCACTTTATTGTCAACAGCTTTATCGCTTACCTTGACCTCTATATTTCTTGTAACTACGTCTTTTCGATTTATTCATTGTGGAAGTAATTGGTTTACGTCCAAGTGAAGTTCCTTTCGACACACCTTCATGTGCAATAGTCGCTCCGTACATCTTCGCCATTATTCAACTCCTAATCGGATTTTGTTGATTAGATACTCCTTCACAAAACCAGAACGTACAATGTCACCGATTGTAAATTCGATATTATCAAATTCTTTCATTGCATCTAGGATTTTCATAAAGTTAACCATTCCTGCTTTATCACTTGATTTCATCAAGTCTGTCTGAAAGAAATCTCCACAGAAAATAATTTTTGAATCTTGTCCAACACGAGTAATGATAGTATCCAATTCGTGGAAGGTCAAGTTCTGACACTCATCCACAATGATAACTGCATTATCTAGTGTAATTCCTCTAAGGAAAGACGTAGTAAGAAACATCAGTGAACCTTGGTTTTTAAGTCTTTCGTACAATCCAGCGAATGCAGCTGCATTCGGTTGTTCAAACATAAACTTAACCATGTTCTGATAAGGTACTTGGAATAGTGCTGTCTTATCTTCCTCATCGCCTGGCAAGAAACCAATCTCACGAGTTGGTACTGCACTACGAACCATGTACACTGTATCATATGGTGTTTCATTTCTTAGTACATCCTGTAATCCATTATATAATGATATAAAGGTTTTACCTGTACCAGCCGCACCATAGAGGAATAAATTCTTTCCTTCTTTATATGATGCAAACGCTTTCTTTTGATTATCAGTAATTGGTTTAATAGAAACCATATTATCAATTCTAATGTCTTTTGCTTTAGCCATTAATTAGTACTCCATTTATGTCGATGTTTGGCTAACACCGCATCCGTTTTAATTTGTTTTGCAGATTTTTTACCATACCGTTGTCCTAATTGACTATCGGGATGCGCCTCTGCCCCTTTTGCAAGAACCTCTTTCCAACCATCATCAGTTTTGGCATCAATGTTGTCACCAGTAGAACCAGCGATAGAGAACATTGAAGGCATCTGTTTAATGTGTGGGTTCTTTTTTAAAAGTTCTTCTCTTCTACTGTTAGATAGGAAATCTTCAAACTCTTCACCTGTTTCCGTATTTCTAAATTTAAATGTTGGCATTATGTTGTACTTTCCCCATCCTGTTGTTGTTCAATTCTAATCCATTCTCGTTCTTCTTCTGGAGACATTGTTCCACCTATAATGGAATTTCCAACTTTTTCTTCGTTGTTGGGTTTCCAATATTCACCCTTATCCATAGCAACTAAGAGACAGTCTGCTTGTATAGTTTCAATCAATGCATTTAATTCATGCTTTCGAGCCTTAGGTTCGTTATATTTCATTATCCTAAGTTTATCACTCATCATTTTTATTGAATCTATCTTATCACACAAATCACTTATTTTATGTAGCATGTCTTAACTCCATCCAATCTGGCATACCCCTCTTTTTCCATGATGCCAAATGTTGCTTATACTTTATATAGTAATCCCGATAGGCCGTTATTGACGATTCATTCTTTACATCGTCTGGCATTGCCTGTAAGGGTTCTGTAAATACACCCTCAGGCATATTCTCTGGTGGACTGAATAATGCCCACTTTAGTTTACGATAACTTTCATGTGGTACATTTTTGTCATACCTGTACATGAATTCTGTATTCAGTTCTGTCCACATTTCATACAACCATCTGTAGTTTTTCTTGGACTGTCGTACCCAAATACCACTAGGATGATTGACATGACAAGATTTGTACAAAGTATGGTCTAGTTGTGGGTCTGGATGGTCATAAGTTGTAAGCAAACGATTCTTTTTACTCAATCGTTTTACTTGTTTACCATCCAATACACGATGTGCAGTAGACATGAGTTGAGCATATTCGATAATCATTTTACTTGCATGAGAATCCACATGCATCATTGCACTTGTCTTTGCATCTTCATCTAGATAAAATATATTCACTTTTTCTCCCATCTGTAAAATATGTGGTCTTCGATTTCCACTGTTTTAGTTTTAGAACTTGCCCAAGACGGAGACACATAGTCTGCATGATAATGTGTTGCTCCTTCTGTGACATCTAATAGTGTTATTTTACCAGAAACAATCCCCAATGTAAAGACAAAAATGTCATTATATATTTCTTGGTTCTGTTTATGTATCTTATCTGATTTGCCATCACACCACCAACTGAATTGACACTTATGTCGAACTGGAATCATTTCACCTGTGCCTTTCCAACTAGGTCGAGATGGGCCTTCTTTAACAACTTCACAGATTGTATCTGGAAATCTATCATCAGAAACACGATTAAGTGTTACAGACATTACTGCCATCTGCCCTACTTGGGGTTGGTTCTTTGCTTCATGGTAAACATTCTGAGCGAGACAAGTTGCCTCGTCAAAAGTAAATTGTTCTACAGATGAAATATCTGATATCGCAACTGGTGTACCAGTTATCATAAGTGAAACGAGTAGTTCTTTTAGCATTATTGTGTCAATACCTTCATGTTGTTTTCAGATTCAATAGCATCTTCTTCTTTAACACTATCAACAGTTTTTTCTAGTTCTTCCCACGCTTTGGTAGAACGAACTTTAGACAAGAGCATCCTGTCTTTTCTCAGACGGTTCATAATAATTTTGTTTGCTTCTTTATCAGAGTAAACCAACAAAACATATGCACGATAGTCTGGGCCGTTTGCAACAACCTCAGTCTCTTGAACTTTGTATCCAGCAACGTCTACATCTGCAATGATGTTCTTTGTTGCTTTCTCTACTTCAGAGAGAACTGAACTACCGATATCTTCATTACCAATCTTGGCAACGAATGATTTAGTTTGAGAACGAACTCTACCATTAATACGGTCGGCAAGAGTTGTCTTTGCATTCAATACCGCAAGGTCAACTGATAACTGCAAATCTGATGTTGCTGCTGTCCCTGTGGAATAGATTGCATCTTTACTTTCAGGCAATTTTTTGAACCATTTTGGCATCTCTGCAATTTGTTCTTCAACTACCTTTGTTTTATATTGATACGTTTCTGCATCAACAATTGAACTAGGTGGAACTGATTCCAACTGGCTCACCTTCGCTGTACTACACGCACCAAGCAGTGCTGCACAACCAAGTAACATGACATGTTTCATAATTTATATCCCTTCTAATTGGTTAATTATCTTGTCACGAACACCAGACTCACGAAATAAATCGAGCAAGTCTGACCCTATCTGTGGGTAATATGTTATTATAACAACACCCACCAGAATTCCTAATATAAACTTAATCATACCAACATGTCCTTCCACCAGTATTCCAATTCGCCTTACATCTTGGCTGTCTTGGGTCTACATACGGTTGGTTCTTTGGTTGTCCAAAGAATGTGTCCCAAATAGAATATGTTGGGTCGTATAAGTTTCTTTCAAAATTATTATTAGATTGTATCACAACAGTAGGCCTATTGTCAATAGTTTTACCTTGTATAACTTTTGTAGTTGTTTCTGTTGTTTCGATAACATCTTTATCAGCAGTTACCGCTTTATTAGAATTACAAACCATCTCAGTTTGAGCAGTCAATACTTCTGGTGATACTTGGGTTATTATTTTCTTTTTTGCTTTGATGGTTGCCTCACCACATGCAGCGTTCTGTGTCATGTCTGGGCCGAACACATATTCACCACTGGTAGGATAGTCTGTGCCATCTATAGTTACGTCCATCGATACTATACATTTTCTAGTATCATCAACATACGGAAAAACTTTCTCTGAAATATTAGAAGTCTTTTCTATATGTTGAGTCCAATTTGTTTTTACAACTTTTTCATATTCACATGCAGATGGAAGTTTTGCAACCGCATAGTTACAACTTGTTAGTGCGAAAATACCAACTGCTGTACCTAAAACTTTAATTACCATTTAACCAATCTCCTATCACTTCAACTGGGCATTTGTTTTGATACTTACACAGTTGATAGATTTGGGTGGAAGTCTCTACTGCACTACATCCACCCAACATCATAATTATCATTATACTAAAAAGGAATCTTATCATTTGCCATCTCAAATCCTACTAAGTTTTGAGAGACAGATTTTTCAAAATCCCAACTCGCTCCATTTTCTTCCTCAGATTTTTCAATAACCTCTGCGGCATAACTTCCAAAAGAATAACCGAATTTCTCAATCGCCTTCTGGATAATATTTTTTGGAGAGTCAGTTAACTTTCCTTCTTTAGTGTAGAAGTCGTAAACAAAATCTTCTACATCCATCATTAAACTTTTCACAGCACTCATAATTAAACGTCCTTTCCGTCTATTGTTTTAAATCCAACACCAGCAACCACATACTTTTGATTACCGATTAACATCTGGTCACCTACTGAAGTAGAACGCATTCCATATGTCTTACCATCATAAACTGGTAGGTCTGATACGACTTTCACATTCTTATTGTAATCACCATTGTTAATAGTCTCGCCGTTGTCACCAGTAAGGATTTCACCTTTACTCCATGAACCAGCAATATTGTTAGTCCATCTGTAACAGTACTCTAAAGTCTCAGTCACAGTTGGAAATTCTGGAACATCCACAAACGCAACGGTTCGTGGAGTATCCTCAAATGCAGTATGAATAACAGCAACTTGTGTCATTACGCAGCCTCCAACATTGAAAATGGAACATTGTAACCAGACACAGCACCACTGATAGGGTTAGTCACCATATCAACAATCGCTCTTGTCTTGTTAATCTTTCTGATAGTGCCTGGAGTCTTTTTTGTTTTCTGAACAACATAAACTCTCTGGCCAACTTCTAAACCAGTTTTGTTTTTCATCACTTTGAGGTCTGAACAAAACTTCTGAAGTTCTGTCAATTCACCAACTGTCATACCCATTAGGGTTTTTTGCATTTCATTACTAATCATAATATTTCCTCTTTCTCATTATCAACATAGCTATTGTATCAAGCATTAAGCAAGATGTCAAGGCTATTTTTTACAAAATATCTGCATCCCAAACTGACTGTGCATATTTGTCTTGCAGACGGTAAGCTTCCTTTTCCCAAGGAAGGTCGTAGTAACCAGTACCCTCAACAACGAAACATCTTTTCCAAGTTTTACCTTCGACATCCATTTCTTTTCTTGCGTACTGTTTAACGTGTATCATCTCGTGAACCACGGTTGTTACTAATTCTTTTAGAGTTAATCCCTTCTGAATTTCCAGAGTGAATTCTCTATTGGTATCTTGCATATCACAATAACCAATTGCAGAGCCTGGAATGTTTTTTATCTCAACCTCAATATCCAAGGTTTTCATTCTAGGCATTAGTTTGTCAATCATGTGAGCAACACATTTTTCTGCAATGTGTCTCTCATGTTTAACACCACCAACAACTGATATAACATTTCTATTTTTCATTATTGTGCCATCTTTTGAGCAATGTAACCAAAGAAGTGCATTACATCACCGTTTTTAAAATCAATCTCAACTAATCTGTTTTTTGTCATCTGTTGAGTTTTTGGGTGGAACGCTTTAATCTGTTCAATTACTGCACCCAAAGGAATCATATTCATACCCCACACAGGGCCTTTATATTCAAATACATGTTCTATATCTAGGTTCTTTTCTTCGACTAGAGTATCTAACCATTTTTCAAACTTCATAATTTTTTCCTTTCTCATTAACTATACCTATAGTATACATGTTATCATAACAAAAGTCAAGGCATTTTTTTAATTAAATGCAATTAAACTTAATAAAAGACTGTTTAGTGAAAACCCAATCGCATTAGATACAATGTACAAAGTATCCTTAGCATATATTGCTCTTACTAGGAACAAGAACAGTCCTAACCATACTAACAGTATGAAATTCAATGGGGGTAAGTCAGTTGACCATCCCATTAGAACTGAAATTGAGGTTGGAGCAGTTGCTCCGTGGATGAGAATCATTCCCAACCACCCACAAGTTTCTGGTATATTCAAATTTTTAATCATATAATTTCCTTTCTTTCTTGATTATACTTATAGTATACATGTTATTAGAACAAAAGTCAAGGCATTTCTTCATTATTTTGGCCAAAAAAAAACCCTTGAAAAACAAGGGCTTTTGAGGTAATGGATGGAAATTCTGAGAGAGAAAGTCGAGAGAGAGGTGAATTCCCATCCATTGTTTATATCATACCTTAAAGGTACGCATAAGTCAACACATTTTTAGAGCTTCTTCTGTAGTTTCTGTAACTCTACGAGTCCAACCCCTACCGAATGTTTCAAATGTTTTTAATTTTTCATAGTATGATTGACGTGCTTCTTGAAAGTTCTTGATAGTTGTTTCAAGACCATGTTCGTCAATATACTCACCAAGTTTCCTCAGTGTATTGGGGCCAATGCCACCATCGGCAGTTGTCCCAATCATTGTTTGCAAATACTTTGCACTTCGTCCTGTACCAGCGTTTACTCCGAAATCGAATACGCATAGGTCAAGCCCGTCTGGAATATCGTCACACTTTAGACGATTCCAATAATTTTTTTCGTAGATGGGTGCGGCATCCTCTACAGTTAAGTCTTTCATGTCTTTCGTACCACCGAAATCTTCGTAAACTCTCTTGGTAATGCCAAGATTAGTTTCACCGCCT